ATAGAGATTAAACAAGTTCCCGACGCCCGGTACATGACGAAAAATATTTATAGTCACGATGTTTGGCGGATCGTTTATCCGTGGGTGAAGTTGCCAGAGACTACGACGTTAACGATTATCAGATAATCAAAAAAAGAACCCTCTAAATATTTAGAGGGTTGATTTTAAAATAATTTATTACAATCCTTGCATTTCATTCGGCGGCGACCGTGTTCGGTGTAACCATATCTAACCAGCCTATGACTACCACACCGGGGGCAACCGTCGCCAATCAGGGCTTTTGCAAAAAAAGACAGCCTAACACCTCTGATGGGTTGGCAGAATTGCGGACTAGCGCACCCGGAGCCAGGCAATCAGCCCGGTTCACTTTAACGGCGGCTGCTGCTACCAGTCCCGACACTACATAATAAACATCGGGAGACGCAGGGGGGAGTCCCTCAATCTCGCCATATTGAACGCTTTGGACTGGAATACCTAAAATGGGTTCGGCTTCGGTATTCCCCGTCGCCACGCGGGGGATGATTCCCGATGGTGGCAGGGTGTGGAGGATCTCAACAGCCGAAGCTGTGAATTGCTTGGTTTTAGGATCTTGAGTCACCCCTTCTTTTGAACAGATGACGATTTGATGGGGAGTGGCGTTGATGATTTTCATGATTTTCTCCTAATAAAATAATGTGTCAATGCGACTGCAAGCGCAGTCATAGGCTGTGGCTTCTGTGGGGTAATCGTAGCCACTTGAAAAGATGATTACCCCGTCTTGGTAGATAAACCAGGCGTACTTCCCTGATTTATCTTTAATCTCGACTTCGTAGCCGAAATAGTGGGTCATATTAGACAAGAGCGCGCTCCTTGTGTTGGCTGGCACAATCTTGAACTGTAGGACAGTAATCTGTCCAGTTGTAGCCTTCTAAATAGAAGGCAAAACCATCGGGTTGATCAGAATATTCCGATCCAAACCGTGCTTCGGCTTGGGCAATTTGCCCACCTTTACCCCATAGCTTCCAGACGGTCATACAATCCCTGGTGTTGTTGTCAACCGTTACCTCTAGGTTAGAGCAGTTAGTAAGTTTCAATAACTTACTAAGTTGCTCATTGATTTGATGTTTCTTCATTGCTTTAGCCTATGTAGTTAATAATCCCTTTCGGGAATGCGACCGCACGGAATCGAACCGTGCTAGGAGCTAACCTGCGATCGCTATCAGTCTTTGCTGCCACTTAATCCGTGAGTGGTCAAACTCACGGTTTCTGATTTTCTCTCGGAGTAGCCTAACTGCGAGGGAATTAAGTCATCTGGGTCGCCCCATTTGTCACCCTGTTTGTAGCAGAGAACTGAATTTGGGATAGGGGGGTCTTGTCCATCCCATTCAAAAGTTGACAAGTGGTGTGCGAAGGTTTTGCCTCCGCATTCTTGTTTCTCCGGTATCCACTCAGTACGGAATTTCACCCCGTACTGCGCCAATATAGACTTTTGTTTTTCGGTAAATGCGAATTGGCTTTTGACACTGTAGCTACCCATTGTTTTGTCCTCTGTGCATTGTTAATATCCCTTTCGGGAATGCAATCACTGGGAATCGAACCCAGTTAGGAGCTAACCTGCGATCGCTACTTTTAGTCTCTCCATGTCGGGAATTTAGCACCCCCAACAACCCCTGTTTTGGGGGTAACATGGGATAGCCTGTTGAACAGGTTGTGAAGCCCTCGAAACTTCACACTACCAGAGGCTTTTACCTCTGTCGCTGTAGTTTCCATAGCTTTTTGCCAACCCGAAACATCAGTGGGTGACATCGGCGCAACCCAAACGCCCACTTTCCCGTTTACAGGGTGCAGGACAACTGAATCCTTGAACTCATTGGGAAGTTCAACAGGACAACTTTCTACCTCCTTAAACAAAATGTCAGAAGTAGATAGCTCTATAGCTAGAAACCAGTGTTTTGCCGTTAGGCAGTGAAGATCAAAATCGAAAGCGCCTGGCTGTTTCTTGTTGCGTTTAAAGTCAGGGACTTGACCCCGATGCAATACTGTTACCGCGTCGTCTTCTCCGACGACAAATCCTTTAAATGGGACTGAATCAAAAAGGTTTTCTGGTTTTGTGAAAGTTGTCATTGTTTTTCCTCTCTGTTTTTAGCTGTGGCTTCCGTGGGGTAATCATAGTGAAAAGGTCATATCAGGTCACATTTTCCTACCATCTTGTTTCCGCATGGAAAATCCGCACAAACGGATTGATACAGCGGGTTTTTAGTCCCAAAGGCTTTTGTGACAGTTCCCTGTCCATAGACAGGGTGATTGATAATGTCCCCGACTTTCAATAAACCCGTCGAGGGTTTATTGAAATCCTCCAGGTATTTTTCAATAACCTTGATTGCTTCTGTGTAAAAATGCTCCCGTTGGGGAGTGTAGACCTTCTCCACTTTTTCGGTAGGCAAGTCTAAGACTGCCAAATCCGCCACAGTATATTCCGTGATTTCCCCATAGCCCGTTTCATAGGCGATGGTAGTGGCACTGGGAAACTTGGGTTTTCCCTCAATAACTTCCCCAAATTGGTTCACGGCTTTAGTTGCCGTGTAGGTGACTAAAACCTCGTATTCATCAGCCACAAAATGGGCTTTGGGGCTAGGGGTTTCACCCCATTGAGAATTGCCTCCCCGCATCCCATCAGGGGATTCTTTGCGACGGGTGGGGCGGGCGGTTTTTTGGTAACTACCGTGTAGTTTTTCGCAGGAAACGGATTCCTGCTTTTGTTCGTGGGTGACAACCCATTCCAGTTTTGTCACCTTAACTGAATTTGGTAACGGGGTGACGCTACCAATGGAGTCGCCGTCTTTCCAGACGTTTCCTCTGTTGTCAACGTGACATCCCTTTGTAGGGAGTTTTAGGGCATCACACCCCAGCGTGTTATTCCATTTCCACTCAGGGGTTTTTGGAGCTTTGGCGGTTTTTGCTGTGGTTGCGGTTGTCATGGCGTTACCTCTGTGCGTTTACAAATTCTATAATATACGCATACTTTAGAAATTGTCAACCTTTTTTTAAAAAAATTTTATAAAAGGCTTGTAAGTCTTGCGGGGCAATTGCCCCACGGGATAGGCGTTCGACGAACTCACTCCTGGACACTCCCAAGAGCGCAGCTAATTTATCAAGCCGTTGCCACGCCGTGTCCGTCAGGCTCAGATTGTGAGGCTTTTTCTTTTCCCCATAATCGGGGACTCTGTTTATATAGTCGCGCATTGTACCCTCCTATTTATATATTTCTATACTATACGCATTGGCAAATTAAATCCATTATCAGGAGCAATTGGCAACAGGTAAATCAAAAAAATATTTTGATTCTGTATTAAAGAGGTATAAAAATCAAAATATTTTTTGATATAATCTATGTGTTGATATTCTTATAACAACGGAAATGGAACCAACACAGCTAACAATGGAGCAACAATTCAAACTCGCAGTAATCAGGCAAAATGTTGACAGCCTAACCTTGGAACAAGCCAAGGAACACATTATCGAATTAGTCATACAGAGTATGATTAAGGATGATTTAATTAAGAATTGGATGAAAGGAAGATGATAATTGTATTTGAAGGCATTGACCGCAGTGGGAAAACCACTCAGATGTCCAGATTGAAAGAATACTTAGAAGCAACAACTAGCTTGGCTGTGTGGAGTACGAGAGAACCTTATGGGGATGAGTGTAGGAATAAGATTAAAACCGTCTCCATGAGTCCCCAGGAACAGCTAGATTTGATTCTTGAGGATCGGCGACGGCACTGCGATGTGATTCGGGAAAAGATGGGAGAATTTGATATTGTTTTATGCGATCGCTTCACCCCCTCCACACTCGCCTATCAAGGTTACGGCCACGGGATTGACCCTAATATCCTTATCAAAGCGAATGAAGCCGTCACGGGGGGACTAACACCCGATATGGTGATTATTTTTGACTTACCAATTCGGGCGGCTGTGGCGAGATTAGAGAATAGACCCCTTGATGCAATTGAAAGAAATATCTTGTTTTTGGAGAGGGTGAGGTGGGGATATTTGGACATTGCCAAAAGATACAAATACCACCTGATTAATTCCAATCAGTCATCTGAGTTGGTGTTCAATAAGGTGGTAAATCGGGTGTTGCAGGCCTTGGAAATTGAGAGTTTAGTTAAGGTATAAATAAAGCAGGGTTGCAAAATACCCTGCTTTATATTTAAACTATTGTTAACTCCACTCCTCTAACTCCAATTCTTCCCCTACAAACTCAGGGAACTGATTGTAAAATTTTGTCAAGGCTTGTAATTCATTCAAGGCTTCTAGGTAATAGCCTTGACGGTCTTCTTTTCTGGCTGCGGTTTTGATGCGGGTGATTCTGTAGATCATTGATTTGCTCCTTTGTCATTTCCAAAAGCCATAACAGCTTTTACTAAAAACTCGGTTTTCGTTATTAGAATTTCTTCTGCCGCATCCCATCCAATTTGTTCTGGGCTATATTCATCTGGGCGATCAAGCCCTTCTGAATGTAATCCCATCCCGCGACGGAATTTACTTTTTGCGCGGTCTACTAATTTAGTTGGTTGTTCCATTGTTTTACCTCCTGTATTTGGTTTGCTAGAGGGAGGTTTTACCCTCCCGTGTATTTAATATTCGTCTTGGTCAAACTTAGGGCAGTTCATAGCCATGAACTCCGTTAAATCAAACCCTTCCCATTCGCCCGTTAGGTCGTTATCATCTCGGTATTTAATAGGTGCTACTGACCATTCAGAAGATGACAGATACAGCGCGGCAGATTTGTCGCCATTCCACTCAAGGGGAAACCAGATGATGTAAGGATTTTGCTTTGCGCTTAAGAACTTAATCTTAAGAACAGAAAGCTCTTCATAGATTTGAATTAGCTGTTTATACCGCCCATCCGGTAATTCAACTTTTCCTTTTTTGAGTAGGGCATCAACGGGGTGATCCTCCGGTTTGGGATTGGGGCTTAATGCTTGTCTGATTTTCTCAGTAATTTCTAATAATTCCTTAGCTTCTGGCTCAAACATATTAACGGCAGATGCCAGGTGTAGTGCTAATTCAAGAGCTAGTTTAACTTCTTGAGGTGTTGCCATGATATTCTCCTAATTGAATTAAATGATTGACTATAACCGGGTAGGGCTGTAACCTTACTCGGTTAACTTTTATGCCGCCCAACTATCACTTTCTTCCTTCTTCATGGCGATCGCTTCATTCTTAAGTTGGACGTAGTCCGGATCGGCTTCCGCCTCCGCAGCTTCAGAAGCCCAAATATCTATCTCAACGGCTTCTAATGCTTTTTGCTTACATTCCTTGAGGGTTTTGTAGCCTAGAACCCGATCAACTTCCCAGGTATTCCATTCCTCTGATGAGTCATACCACCAGCCGGTTTCGTCTTTGAAAATCGAAACCGTGGCAGTAACGTTGTCATAGGAATTGTCGGCATACGCTTTCTTATATTGAGCTTCCCAAATACCAGGATGCTTGGGTGCTGGCTTGTGCCATTTGAGCTTTGTTGCTGCGATTGTCATTGTTTTATCCTTCTACTTCCAAAAGGGCTTTTAATTGATTCAACGACTGAATCACCTGAAACGCTGCCAAGTCAATGGCGGTTGACGCCTCATAAGCGTCGCCGTCAACCGCCTCTAACTCTCCTTTGATGATACCTTCAAGGCTCATTAAAGCCTTGGCGTAACGCCGTCTTTGAATCTCGATTCTTTTATTTAAGCTAGTCATTGTCCTACTCCTTGGTGGTTTCAACCTTCTACATTTATAACTGTACCCCAGTTATTTTAAAATGTCAACCCCCTCACTCAACTTTTTTGTAAAGAATTATGTCGCCCGTTGTGATCGCTTCCAAAAATTCAGTCCATGCGGGTTCTGCTGATTCCCGTCTCCAATAACGATAACCCATGCCGATGACGAGGGTTTTTAATTTTTCCCTATCTTCTGGCTTAAGTCTGGCTTTGATTTCTTGCCTATGTTCGTGGGGCCTCATAAAAAATCCTATGTAACTATTCACCAGTTATAACAGATTTATTTCCAGATGGTAAATAATTCTGGCAACGACGGGCGGTGGATCGTGGATCTAAAAAGCCGAATCCCTTACAGAATCCGGCTTTTACCCTTATATAGTAGGACTTTTGGGAGTTTGGGAACTTGAGATCCCAATTGTTGATCAATCAAATGCTCCTGATTCCCAATATTTTTTCGCAGCTTCCCACTGTTCGGCGGTTGCCGCGATGTGAACCTGATGCCCAAAGGAATCACCTTTGTGATGATTGACGAGAACCCCATTCAAAGACACTCCCTCAACTTGTTTTAAGCCTAAGCTATTGATCAGGGCATCCATAGTTTCTAGGGTTTTTAACCCAAATCCATGAGGGTCGTATTTCAATGTATTGGGAACCTGGGGAGACTCCCCGTCATATCTCCAATAGCGGGCGTGTAACATATAAACCTCCTTAATTAATTAGTCGATTCAACAAAGCTGTGGACATTGCTTGATCCACAAATACTGACCACGTACCGTCTTCAGTTTGTTCCAGTTGGGCGGCAATATCTAAATCTTGATCTAGGGCAAAAACACCCTCTTTAAATTGGACAAACTGAAACGGAGATAAATTTCTAAAAACCAACGACTCTTTTTGCTTATTGGCTTTCTGGAAATCATTAGCAGATGCCAAATCTTCCCCAGAAAAAGCCAATCGCCTGTTAACCAAAAATATTTTTGTTGGCTGTTCCATATTTGCTCCTAATTAATTTCCAAATTCTTCAGTCATTTTTGCCCAAAATTCAGGGCACTCATTTCGGTCTGGCCTATAACATCCAGATTCCTGAACCAAGGCACGTCCAATGCCTTGACCTTTATATTGTTGATTTTGCGCGGATTTAAGGCATCGCGCCCAGCCCATAAATTATCCATTGAAGCGTCTGTTTTGGCTCTGTTGATTGCAGCAGGCAACGATCCCTGCTTTGTCAATCCTCAATAATCTGAGGATTGATTTTTTAGCTTTCAGTATATTTTTAAATTCTGATTGATCGAAATCGCTATACCAAGGTTGGGATTCGTCAACCAAGGCGTGTAATTTCTTCAAAATCTGGGTCATATTTTCCCAGGCGATTTTTTCGCAAAAATCGCGGTTTTCAATCCAGAATTTAGCTGAAACGGCAATCCCTACCGCTTTTTTAATTCTGATTTCTCCTTCCCCCGGCTCCCCACCCAGAGAAGAATAATATTCAGCAAAATCACGGCGGAGTTTATCTGCCCACTGAATTTGTTTTTCCGATCCCACAAGGGGAGGAAAAAACCAATCAATTTTCTCCACTGGTTTTACATCCCAAATTGTTAACTGTTTAGGTTCCACAACCGCCACCGCTTTCAGGGCTTCTAACCGCCCCTCAAGAATAGTCAGTTCAAAACCCCAGCGCCGGATCAAAGACCGGACACTAGGGAATTTGCTGATTAAATTTTTGAGTTGATTAATTTTTTTGGAAAGTTGAGCGACAGTGGTTGTGGAGTTTTTCATATTTTACGCCCGATTTAACGGCGGCGTCCCTGTTTTGCTTATACTAAAATATTGTAGCTACAAAATCAAAATATGTCAACCCCTAAATCAAAAAAACTTTTTAACCGCCCAACCGTTGTCAGGGTGAGGGTTTCAGAAGTTGAGAGGGAGAGGATAGAGGCGATCGCATCCTCAAGAAATCTATCCCTCTCGGAATTGATAAGATATTGGATCAATAATAGAGGCTGACGATACAGCTTTCCTTATTCCAGAAAGCAAAATTAGGGAGCAAGCCGAGCTTTCCCTAATCGGTTCTTTTCGTACCATTCCGCAATTTGGGGAACCCATTCTTGAGTATGTGTCCACATCATTTCAGAGAGTTTTTGAATCTCTAACTGGGCATCTTTTTTAAA